GTCTGGATAGAGGTTGCGCCTGGCCAGGTCCATCTGAATGTGTTTTAGCAGCAGGTCGTCCGTCGGCAGGCTACGGTTACCGAGATGGGAGCGGATCTCGGCCTCCGCCAGATCGAGGGCCTCCTGACATTTGGTGTCGTCTGGATCGGTATCACCCCAAGCGGTTAGCTCGGTGATCTCCGGGCGGTCCTCCGGGTTGAATTTGGCCAGCAGGTCGTTGATGGTGGCCCAGGTCATGCCGTGGGCCTCGGGCTGACGCTTAAATCAGGGTGCGCGTCCAGGTCCTGCCATTGCCGGGCGGAAAAGTACCCCGCCGGGCACGATGCCAGCGAATCGGGCTGGAACCATCGGCCACAGGCGAAGACCGGACGATGGCCCAGGACGGTGACGATCACGGCAGGCGCGCGCGCATTCACCCCCGCCAAAGTGACGGGGGCGGTGGCGCGGGGGGTGGCACGGCGGACCATGGGTCAGTGTCCCGCCTCCGCTTTAGCCGGCGCCAGTGGAGCCGATGGAAAGCTGCCAGAAGCCGTAGGCCCCGGCGGCGCGGGCCTCGGCGCCGAACTTGTACTCGCGCCGGTTGAACACGTCGTCATTTTCCATGCTGGTCTGGCTGACGAAGGTGGGCGCCTTGCGCGTCTGCAGCACGAAGGGCTTGATCGCCCCGCGATTGCTGACGTGCAGCATCCAGGCGGTGGCACTGGTCAGGCGCGGGTTGACCTTGACGCGGCAGGTGCCACGGTAGGGGTTGGGGCTGTCATCCGCCAGCTTGTCGGCATTGGCGATGATGAGCGCCACCGCCTCCAGGGCAGGCGGGACTTCCAGCAGGTCGGGGATCAGGCCAAGGGGCTGCCCTTCCTCGTCTTTGAATCCCATCACCATGATGCGCGCGGCGCCATAGCTGCTCGTCACGGCGGACAGGCTGGCGGCGGAGAGGGCTGCGGTAAGCTTGTTGTCGTAGGTGGAGGACACGCCATCGGCGTTGGTCAGGGTGTGGCTGTCGCTGTAATAGGGGACGCCATCCATGCCGAGGCCGGTGAAGGCATTGTTTTTGAGGTCGGTGATAATGTCGCCATAAAGCTCGCCGGCTGACTGGCCCGCCATCTGCGCCTGCGCGTTATAGATGCCAAGCTGGTCGTCTTCGATGTCGTTTCTGTCTACCCCGATGGTGGTTTCCCAGTCAAGATTTTTGACGTAGTAATTGCCAAGCTTTAATTGTTTGATGTGCTTGTCGCCTACCCATTGGCGCATCTTGGGGAATCGCGACAGCCAGGCGTAATCGACCCCGGAGCCGGTGCTGGCCACGGTCATGGTGGTATCCAGATAGTCGGTGGGGACCGCCTGGAGGGCATTGTGAAATTGGGTGCTTAGGCCGGTGAACACGGCCCGGATGGCGGAGCCATTGACTAGCATGGGGATTTCCTCTTAGTCGGGGCCGTATCAGGCGTTCGGGGTAATCAGGAGAGACACGGTAGCCGTGCCGGTGGCGGAGCTTGAGCCCCCGCCGGTAAAGGAGATGACATCCCCGATAGCGACGGTTTTGGCGGCGCTAGGGGTGGCGCTATCGACATCGCCCGCGGCGGATCCGGACTCGGTGATGGTGATCACGCCGTTGGTGATAGCAGAGGCGCCGATTTTGCCGGTGAGGGTGGCGTCACCGGTGGCCAGGGCGGCATTGAGCACTGAGTACACCTTGTCGATGGTGCCCGCCACGGGGGAGACCACGCGCAACACGGCGGCATCACTTGCCTTGGTGCTGATATCACCCAGGACCAGGGCGATCTTGTTGGCGCCGCCGCCGAGGTTAGTGCGGGCGGTGGCGGCATTGGCTAGGTCGGACAGGTTGCTGGCGGCGAGCAGGCCGGTGGTGATGAGCCGGTCCATACCGACCCGCACCCAGACGCCCGTGGTGTCAACATCGACGATCTGGCCGGCGGCGGAGCGGGTGCTGGAGCCGTTGGTTTTGCTTACAGTTTGATCATCGACCAGATAGCAGGTATCCCCCACTTCGGCTGCGGTAATTTCGTCGCCTCCGGCTGAGTTTACGAAGCGGAAGGTGCCGGGCAGGACATCGGCGTCAAGGTCGCCCGCGGAGCCAGAGGCGTTATCGACTTTGGCGGTAAATACGCCGACGGGAATCAGGCCGGTGGCGGTTACGCCAGGCTTTACGTTACCGGAGCTATCCAGAACGGCGAGGCCGCCCTGGTAGCAGGTGACGCTGGCGGCGACGGGGAAGGTAAAGGTCACCCCTTCGCGGCGGACAATAGTGCGATCAGCGGATAAAGCGGTCATGTCTGAGGGCTCCCTTTATGCGGCGGGAAATAGGGTGGCGCGGGTCTTGAGGTAGGCATCACGATCCAGGCCCATCTGGGCGAGGACGGCGGACTCTTCGGCGCTTAGTTGTGGGTCGGCCTTGGCGCTGCGCTCATGGCCATGAGTCTGGGTGCGGGTGAGGGCAGCCAGGGCGGGGGCGTCGTCGAGGTAGACGCGCAGGGCGGCAATGCCTTGATTTCTTAGCCAATCGGCTTGAGCTTTGCCGACGATCTGGCCAGAGGACAGGCCCTGTTGCAGCAGGCGATCCAATTCAGCGGTATCGTTGGTGACTGCCAGTCCGCGCAACTTTGCGACGGCCTCGTCGTAAACGGCCTTGGGGACGTAGAGGGCGGGATCTGGGCTGACCCCAAGCGCGACGGTAAGGGCGGCCACTTGCGAGGACAGCGCGTCCTTGTCGGCGGACAGGGCGGAGAGATGGGCTTCCAGTTCCGTCGCGCGTGCGGAGAGGGCGGCAGCCTGGGTCAGGATGGCGTCGTTGTCGGCATCGGCGGCGAGGCCCAGGGCCTCCCTCAGCTTGACGAGATCGATGGTCATGGAGGAGACCTCAGGATGTTGAGACGGTTGAGCAGGATCGTCTTCCATGTCCTCCGCCGCCAGGCGCAGGCGGGCGCTCAGGGCGAGCAGGATCGTCTTCCATGTCCTCCGCCGCCAGGCGCAGGCGGGCGCTCAGGGCAGGTAGGACATCGAGGGCGGGGGTATTAGTCAAGCCCGCTAGTAGCAAGTCGATCACGGCGCCGCTGGTGGCGTCGTAACGAATTACTGGCGATAAATAAGCGTATTCGCCCTGGGCAAGCATGTCGCGGGCCTTGGGCAGCCAGTCAACCTCGGCAGTTAGACCGGTGCCGGGCGCATAGGCCAGGCTGGCGGGGTCGATCCAACCGGCGGCGGGCAGGGGGTTTCCGGTGGGCTCGGCGTGTTCGTAGTTGATCACGAGCTTTGTTTTGCGGCCCCGGACACGGCGGATCAGCCGCGCGGCGATGTCGGCATCTAGCCTCCAGCCGGGCAGGCCCTGGGGGCGGCCGTCACTAGCGTTGAACTGGCCATCTGGGATGAGGACCACGGGCTGATGGCGGGCGCCATCGGGCGCGGCCAGGCTGGCTAGAGGCAGGGAGAGGAGTGCGTAATGTAGGTTGTAAGGGGCGCTCGGCTTCATGCCGTCATCATGTCGTGCGCGGGGAGGATGGCGTAATTATCCCCGGTTAAGAATTTGTAAGGCGTGATAGTCAACGGGGTATTCCTCCGAACGAAGGACTACTACCGCTTATCGGGCAACAAGGGATGGATCTCCACAGAGGACCTGGTTGGAGTCAAGGCGTACCAGGTGCTCATGTTATGAGCACTCCCGGCGCCGTCCTCTCCGCCATGCGCCAGACCCGGCGCCTTGTATGCGCATGGTGCGGCAAGACTTTTACGGCTAAGGATCGCCGTGCAAGGTTTTGCTCAAACAGATGCCGCCAGGCAAACAAATACGCGCGCAGCAAGGAGGTGCGCGGTTAATCTATTTGCCGATCTAGATAAATTCGCAGGATGCGAACTATTTCCGTTTCATCGTCGGCGCTGAGGCCAAGGAAGGGCCTAGGAGGGATATTGCCCCAGGGGATGGGGGCGCCGCGACGGGTGCGTCCGGCATAGCCTTTGACCATGCCGAACTGATGGGCGGCGCCATAGACCAGGTTGGTACCCACCTCCACGCCTGTGGCGCCGAGGAGCTGGTAGCGGATGGTGTTTTGCAGGTTGCCGCGCTCATAGAGCGGGTTGTCCCGCCCCTTGCGAGCGATGGTGACAGGGCTGTTGCGTGCCCAGGGAATGCCATCCGGGGCTCGCTTCTGGCCTGGGTCGAAGCGTTCCTGAGTGGTACGCTGCAACTCCTCGCCGATGGCCGTTCCAACAAGGAGATTGCGCGCCAGCTGCAAATTGCCGAGACTACGGTCAAGAGCCACGTCAAGAGCATCATGCAGAAGTTGGATGTCGCCAGCCGTACGCAGGCGGCGCTCTACGCAGTGCGCTCCGGTCTCATTCTGTCGCGCGGGGCAGATTTCGCCGTATAGGCAGTTCCCGTAAGCCCTTGTACTATCGAGGTCCATTACTTCGCTGAATTGGGTTGCCGTTTCCTGAGGTCCAAACATGCACACCTCCCCATCGCGGACTGCGCTGCTCTACGC